TGAATCAGGGCCTTTTAGTTGTTGAGCCCTCTTTTTAGCATTCGCTCTTTGCTGTTTTCTTTTATACCCAGCCATTCCTGCTTTCCCTCGGAATACATCTTCACTAGGTTCGGGACCCTCACCCGATAGATAATCAGCTAACTCTTCTGATAATCTTTCGCCCGCAACAGAGCCAATTAATGCTCCTGCTAAACCACCAAGAATACCACCAGGTACGGCACCAACAACTGCGAAACCTGAACCAAGTGCGGCACCTGCGGAAGTACCCGCAAAACCGCCAAGTGTAGCACCACTAACAGAACCTAACGCACCCGCAATTTGCTTATTAACTTCATCGGGTGGCGCATCATTATAGATTGCCATAAGTGGATCGATTAATGCAGGTATTACTGCCAATGCAGGCCCCGCAAACTTAAAGAACTTAGCATACTTAGCGAGAGTTGACAGTCTACCTTCTGCTTTCAACGCATCTGCTACTTGACCAGCACTTTGGAATCGACCAGTACCTGCATCAATTACTCTACCTGCTGAGTTGACTCTCATACTGCTTGGAATGTTAGCAGGTCTTGGTGTATTGCGACCACCGCCTGTCGTAGGTCTTGGTGTGCTACTTGCCGGCGAAGTCGTAGGTCTTGGTGGTCCTGACGGTGTAGGAGTCGTTGGTGGAGTCACAGTCGGTATTGACGATGGCTTGAATGCTTTCACGACTTTATTAGCTATTGCTTTAGCACCTTTTGCAATTAACATTGGAATTGCAATTCCTAATGCCCCGCCAACTGCTAAACCAATATTACTTGCCGCTTCATCACTAATAGGCAAATCTAAATCTTTCATTTTTTCAGAAAGGGCACCTGCTAAGAAGCCAGGCAATATGAGTCTTTTACTGATCAATCCACCAAGGATTGCCCAAAGTGATCCCTTGCCAGTATCATCAAACTTTAACGCAGAAGCGAATGTGTTTGAAATTACATCACCGTTCTCGTCTAGTTTTTGTTCTACTCCACCTTTAACATTTAGTGCAAATTCTTTAATCGCTGGTGCCGCTAATGCTAATCCTAAACCTTTAGCGATGGTCATAGCAAGACCACCTTTATCTTTTACGAACTGATCACCACCTTTCTTGACATTCTTAGCTGTTTCAACTGCTTTTTTACCGGCAGCCGCACCCTTTTCAGCGACTTGTTGCAGTCTAGTCTTTCTTGCGGCATCAGCGGCCGCATCAGAGGCAGCCTGAGCAGCCTCTTCTTCTGCTCTCGCCGAGTCTTCTTGAACCTTTAACTGATCTTCTTCTATACTAAGAAGTTTTGCTAAGGCACCAAATGTCTTTTCTTGGCCGTCATTGATCTGTGTCAGCAACTTGATCATCGGATCATCTGCTGGGTTTGATGCGGGTCTGCCCATTACGCTAGGTGGTAACATTTAATTAATCCTTGAATTTACTATCGATCCAACATTTGCCATAGTAAAGAATACCTAACCAGACAGTGAATAATACACCATCAAGATAGGATAATGAATTCCATGCTTCTACGGGATCCATCTTATTTCTTCTTCATTGCTTGTGTGCCAAAGAATGCCGCAACGATACCAGCAACAGCGACAAAATATGTCGGTGCCATGCTTCCCAATGTCTTTTGTGCTTCGTCTAATCCTGCGAGAGATGCTAGAACAACAGCAAATGGGTACAACAATAGACCACCAAGAGCAAACCATGTCATGTTACGCTGTGCGTCACGCATAGCATCAGCATCTTCTAGTTCTTTTCGTCTAAACTCAAGATACAATGCTTCTTCTTGCTTGCTTACTTGACCATCACCATTTGTATCAGCAGGGTGAAATACGTCTTTTGTTTCTTCTGACATAACTACCTCATTTTATTATTCTTTTGATTTTAATTCTTCCATATATTCTACTAACATTTCAACATACAAATCTCTTTCGTATGGCAGAATGTTTTCAATATCAGCTATACTGTATTTATGATGTTGAGCCAATGAGAACAATGTTTTATAGTAAATTCCCAGACTGGTATGACTCAACATTAGAGAAAAAAAGTTTCTGTTCCATCTAATACAAGATTTTTCTCATTACCCTTACTATTGATGTATGTTGTCTCAAATCTTAGAGAAGGTATTGTTTCGAAAAAGCTTTTAAGTTCTTCTACCGTGCCGCCAGGAAAGGTATCAACAAAATCTCTTATTTCTTCTATGCTATATTCGCTTAAACTTGCGACTTCATCACCATTTACTACACAATCAATACACGATATCATTACATCAAATGCAGTGTTTGTAGGATCTTCTTCATAATTCAAAAAGATGCCCACTTGATCCAGTGTAGGGTACTTCATCATCAAGCGCATATCGTCATTAACTTTTATTTCTTTGCTATGACTTTCGTCAGTATGCAATACAATTTCATCAATATCCATTTCTAGTTCAACATCTTCGCCAGTTTCTTCATCTTTGACATTAAATGTGATTACATTATTGACCGACTTTGATCTAATCTGCATCATCAAATATTCTAACTCAAACATCGGAAGTTCATCTACATTTACATCTTCACAGCAGTTTGTTACTATCTGTCTCATGGATAATATTACTTGATTTGGCTCTTGAGCCTCTTGAGCCATTAGAAGAATCTTCTCTTCTTTAACTGTAAACGGTCTATACTTTACAGTCTTACCAGTTGATAATAGCTTAGTCTCAAATAACGGAAGATCGATCTTCGGTAATCCCATTGCACTTCTCCTATAATATAGAAATTATTTAAATTATTTAAACGAATTATAAATTGTATTAACATTAATCAAATTATTGATTGCGTCTTGAACTCCTTGAGGCTTACTAATAGACTCTAATGCATTCACTGTGTTATTTATTGAAGAGAACCATCTCAACAATCTACCCGTATTAGATCCTGGTAAATCAGATTGAACTCTACCAGCCTCAGAACCAGTTACTTTAAGTTGATCATATGTAAATCCAATAGGTAATGTTAACACTTCTGCCGCATTTTCCCAAGCGACAGCGACATTTCCAACATTAACTGGATATAAGCCAGAGAACTCATAAACATATTCAACCTTTCTACTGTTTTGAGAGAATACTGCTACTTGCATAGTAGTGGCATATTCGTCTTTATATCCCATCTCAAAAGGCATTGCATTATCTACTGAGCCGTAATTACCACCGCTTCTATCATAGTTAATGATTGCTTGTGTCCATCTATGAAATAGCTTCATCACTCCAAAGTTTGAGTCTACCATAAATGATGTAGGCATAACAGGAAAACTCATTGTCTGGGGTCTTCGAGTGATGGGTCCAAAGCCCTGCTGTTGAACATCTGCTGTAGTAACATCAAACTCTGGTAACTGTACAGATTTACAGAAAAATTCTAGGTCCTTACTGATAGGAATACTTCCTAGTTCATTCTGTAATGCCCTAGGCATCTGTATTCTAGCAAAGAATAGATTACTCTTAGCCACCCCATGCTCATGCAGTTTTGAATTAAAGTCTGCTATATTGAACGACATCTATATCTTCCCTCTGGATTCTGACCAAACCTTTGTTTTCGATGCACCAACAAATCTCTCTGTCGGTAAGAATAGTGCTATATCCCATTCTGAAGGATATACATACATAAATTTACTTGTTACCTGTGATGTCAAATATCTCTTAACACAGGGTCTGAACTCTTTAAACTTAGCCGCTTTATCTAGTATCTTGTAACTAATTTTTATCTTAGTTGTCTCATCATATGCAGTATTATTTGCTGTCTCATATAAAGCGTCCATCAACTTAGCACGAAGAGGTAGAGGCAAATAGTGCATATTCAGTCCGTAGAAGCCACCCTTAACTGTCTTATATGGGAATATTAGAGGTAGTCTATCATAGTACGGCAATGTTGCTTTATGCTTTGCCGAGTACTCATACATATACATACCGCCTAGAATAGGTCGAGATGACATTCTTTCTCTATCACCTTTCTTACCAAAGAAATCATTCTCTTTGACATTCTTATACTCTTTAGCCTGACTACGATACCAATCACGAGCAGTAGCCGTCTTCGCAGGTATTTTACCCTGTCTGACCCCTTTGGTCAATAACTCATCAAATAGTACTGCCATTACGGACCTCTTTTTTGCTGGCTTTAGCCATTATAGTGTTACGATACCTTCAGCGATTAATCGGTCTCTATTCGCTAAATGTTGTGCATCAACTTCATCTTTTGACCCACCAAAATATGGTACAGCATGACCCTCTTCTACTAATATCTGAGTAGCTGGTCGCCATGCGTCAGTTGTAGCACAATATACATCAAAGTCTCCGAGTACACGACCGAACTTGCCACGCATATCTTCGCCTTTCTTGCTGATCTGTGTCTTCAATACTGGGTTCTTACCGAGTAGAGACTTCAATCGTGCTTTAGCGGCTAGACCAAACTTCTTCTCAACTTTATCACGAGTTCTTGATTCTGGAGTATCAATACCCATAATGCGTACACGCTCATTATATAACCATATACCAAAACCTAGATCGATATCCACATCTACTGTATCACCGTCAACTATCTTTACCACTTTTGTTTTATATTCGTACATTATTTAAATTCCTTGTGTTTATAGACTATTTATACGTTAGATATTATTTTATTCCTAACTCTCGTTCTGTTATGATAGAGAACTTCCAACCTCGATCTTTGCAATATTCTTCAGCCGCATTCCATTTAGCTGAGTTCGTGCCCCAAGTCTTCACTTCATTTATATATCTCTTAGTGGGCTTGTTACGCTTAGTGTTCTGTACCTTAGGTGGCTGAGTCTGCGCCCATGGCTTTACTTCAATTAATATCTTTTCTTTTTTGCCATGAAATACTTTCTCGACATAGAAGTCTGGAAAATATCTATGCATCTTTCCGTCAATTGGTGAGCGATACGGCACAATTATTTCCTCACTATTCCATCGAGTGACATGAGGATGCTTATCCAAATATCTCATTAAGCGAAGCTCCCATCCACTTCTATAAATAATATTAGAGGAATCTCCTTTATACTTTTGAGGGTTATCTGGTTTAAATCTCCCTTGATAAAACTTTGCCACAATATCTCCAATACATATAAATAATTACCATAGACTAACTTATTATTTATATAAAGGTCCAGAGAAAAATGACTCAACTACTTAAAACAAGTCCACTAGAAGCGATGGCCAGAAGAAAGGTCGAGCAAAAAGGTCCTTCAGCAGTAATGACTTTTCCTAAGAATATAGGTGCTCACGGCACTCTTATGCGATTCTTTAAATATTCTTATGGTGGCTCTAAAGGTTCTGAAGAGACTCGTCTAGCAGAAATAATGTTACCGCTGCCAAAAACGATTCAGGATAACTTTAAGATTAATGTTGGGGGTGACGAACTTGGACTGTTGGGAACTGGAGCCGCTCAAGCGGCAGGTGACCCTAATGCATTAGGGGAAATGGTATCAAATCTATCTGGACAATTAAAAAAGGTTGCTGGAGATGCAGGCAATGTGATCGCTGGCGCAATCAGTGGTAAAGTAGATGGCGATCAAGTAGGAATGGCAGTTAAATCAACTCTGGAGACAACGGGGTATATTGCAAAAGCTGGTCTGGCTAAAGTAGCTCCTGATATCGCAAACGGTATTGGAGCAGGGACAGGTACAGCGGTAAATCCTTTTGCTACTCTTGTATTTAAAGGTGTTGATCTCAAAGTACATTCACTAGAGTGGTTATTATCACCAGAAAGTGAAGAAGAATCAAGAGAATTAAAGAAAATTATTCGTACTCTTCAACGCATGGTACTTCCCGAAACATCAAGTCCTATAGGTGGTAATGAAACTGGAGTATCAGCAGTAGATCGTGGTATATTAAGATATCCTGCGATGTGTAATGTATATTTAATGGGTGTAGATCAGTCATATTACTTTAGATTTAAGACTTCTATGATCTCACAATTAGGAGTAGATTATACACCAAACGGAATTGCAATACAAAAAGGTGGTAAACCTTCTGCGATTCGTATTACAATGACATTAAATGAAGCATATATTCACACAGCAGAAGATAATCAACCATCTGAATTGATTGAAGAAGCAATTGCTGAAAGAATTGATGACCGCATTAGCGATAGACTTTCTTCAGATGACGGAGAATCTCCTACATATGATTCAAATGTGGTAAGAACCGATGACGGCAGTATCGTGGCACAGAATAATGCAGTTTCATCTGATGAGGTTACTATAACAAAGTCTTTACCAGGCGGTGAAACTGATACAAAAGTAATGACAAAGGCGCAATTAAAGGCTCAGGGCTTTAATGATGCTCAAATTGCTGGCACTGTAGCAACAGGCATTGATGGCGTAACATTCACACCAGGAACATAATTATGTATTTTTCTCAGTTTCCAACAACAAAATTTAAAGATGTTACTCTATTAGACATCACTCGTAAGGTTCAACTCGATAAATTAGTTGAATCAAATGCCCTTGCGTATATGAATTATACGGTCCAAGAGGGAGAAAAGCCTGAAGATGTTGCGTTTTATTATTATGATGATCCATCTTATGCTTGGTTAGTACTATCTTCAAATAATATTGTTGACCCATACACACATTGGCCAAAAGATGAAGCATCATTTCAAGAATATTTAAAGGTTCAGTACGCTGATCAAGCAGGTACAACAGGTGATGCGGTAATAGAATGGACAAAGAATGCAACAATTGGTGCGAATATTGTTGAATATCAGAGCAGATTAGATCCTAATATTAAGATAAATCGATCATCATATATTAATTTATTCTCTAATGCTGGATTCGAAGTCGATAAAGTGAAACAAGGTCAGGCATATCAGATTGTAAATACTGGTGGATATCCCGAGAACACAACAATATGGTCTCAATTAACAGGTTATAGCACCGCAGGTGAATTAAATAGTGTGGTACAAGTAGGCAATACATTTCAAGCGGGAGTTGACGGTGATACAATTCAAGGCACACAAGGCTCAGATATTAGATTATCAACAGGAAATAACGAAGCTGTCGCAGAATTTTATCCAGTTCGTATATATGATTATGAAGTACAATTAAATGAGCAACGAAGAGAGATACAGCTTGTGAATAAATCATTGCTACCGTCAATACAAAATCAATTAAAAAGAGTATTAAATGACTCGTAAACAATCACAAGCAGGATTTTACACACTTCGCTCGATGAAGATTAGGCCCCTGCTTCCGAGCCAGAGAAAGGGCGAGGGAAGCGCCGACCATGTAGATATAACAAAGGTCGTAACAGACTGGAGCTTACAAGAAAGCATTGATAGCCCATTTATATCAGGTTCAGCAATCATTCAAGAGAGTGATGATCTTCTTAGTAAGGTACCTTTAATAGGTGAAGAAGAAATAGAGATAACTTATCAAGATTTCTATGGAGATATACAAACCCATATCATGTTTATCTACTCTATAGAAGATATAAAGCCACTATCAAGCATCAATGATCGCATGGTAAAGTATACCGTAAGATTCTGTACAAAACAAAAGCTATTAACAGATACAAAAGAGATAAGCAGATCCTTTAGTAAGCAGAAGATAAGCGATATAGCATCTATTCTCTATGAAGAATACTTTAAACCACATACAGATAAAGAGATAGAGATAGAAGAAACAGATGGAGAACAAGTCGTAGTCGTTCCATGTCTATACCCTGATGCCGCAATGCAATTTTTATCTAGAAGAGCCTATAGTAGTAATAATAAAACATCTTTATATAGATTCTTTGAGACAAGAGAGAAGTATTATTTCTGCACGAGTGAGTACCTGACCAATAAATACAGTGGTTTTGAGGGGATATCTGAAGAGGAAAGGAATCGCTTATTTTTTATATACAACACTGTAGATGATAACACAGGAACAGGCCAGACCATAGCACAACAGAGCGTGAACACAGTGAACTACGGTACCAAGGTCGATACAATGAACGATATGAAGCTTGGTGGATACCGCAGGACCGTGAACGAACTTGACATCAACTATAGGTCCAGAATCAAAAGGACCTATGATTACTCTGATGAATACAAAGACTATAAGGCACCAGAGGACTTAAAGCTAACTCACTCGCAAGAGTTCCTTGATTCCTTTATGGCAGATGAGAATTCGCCTACTACTACACTGGTTACAGACTTTCCTCAGATAGGTATGGGGAAGGGCAAGAACAATATGCTGAAGCCTTATCAACATTTCTATGAGAACTATACTACTAAGCCTATAGTGGACTACCATATGAATAGGAACTCGTTTGATATAGAGATAAATGGTAGAGAGAAGTTATATGCGGGTATGATTATTAACCTAGAACTGATTAAATTTAGTAATACTCTAGCAGGTACCAGAGAGATTGATACTGAGAGAAGTGGTAAGTATCTTATCATGAATGTGGGATCTAACTTTAGTGGTGATGAGTTTAAACAGACTCTACGAATTACCAAGGGTGGCTTATCATGAGTGGTGATGCAGTAGCCATTTTGTTAGTAATATCAATCACTTACACACTGTATTTGAAATATAAGGATTCAGAATGAGCGAAGGGTTTAACAATATGCTCCACTTTGTTGGAGTAGTTGAAGATATTCATGATAGAACGAATAGTGGTCGTGTTCGTGTAAGAGCGTTTGGTATTCATCCTCCTCGTGCTGATGAGGGTCAAGAGAATAGTGTTCCTACTGCTCACTTACCATGGGCAACTGTATTAGACGGCACTTATGGTGTTGCACCAGTCATTCCTAGTGTGGGTGAATGGGTATTTGGTTTCTTTATAGACGGGCGAGAAGCACAACAGCCTATCATTACTGGTAGACTTCCTGGTATGCATCTACAAATGCCTGCAGGTAGTGGTGAGCCAGGAGAAGATGGCTATCTACCACCAGAATCAGTGAATGAGTTTGGTGCACCCCCACTTCATAGATATCAAGGTGGTGAAGATGCTCAGAAAGGACAAACATTAAGTCAGCGAGTGTTCCAGAATAGTAACGTCATGCAAGCAAATGGTGAGACATTTGATGAGCCACCTGTAATGATGCCTGAGAACAACTATGACAATCGATTAGTTAAGTCAAAAGATGGAGATAACTTTATCGTACTAGGATCAGGCCAAGATGGTAACTCTAGTGATTATATTATGATCTCCCACTCCTCTGGCTCTGTATTCCAGATAGATGCTAACGGTACTATGCTAGTTAAATCTTTCTCTGATAAGTATAACACAACTGATGGTGTAGAGTCAAACTTTATTACGGGATCACAGCATACTAACATTCAAGACGATTATACACTTAAGGTAGAGAATGGATGTGGTAAGATACAGATTGCTGGTAACTTTGATATCGAATGTACAGACTTTAATGTAAGAGCCTCTCGAAACATCAATCTCAACGCAGGAGCAAAGATAAATGCTTCTGGATTAGGTGTTGGTATCTATGCTAGTGGCGATGACATCAATATGATAGCGCATCAGCACTTCAAAGCATCAACAAGCGTGGGCGGTATGTACTTCAAGTGTCTTTCACCAGGAACTCCAGTACCAGGCATGACATCGAATGGTGGTGATTTTCATGTTGACTCGTATAAGATGAATCTACATAGTCTGTCATATACTAAGCTACATAGCACAGGATTACCTGCAGTATCAGCAGGACTATTACCTTATCCAGATGTTGGCCATAATGGTATCGATATCTATAGCACAACATCATTAAGAATGAACTCACTTGCGACAATGAATCTAAGCACAGTAGGTGTCATGGGAATCAATGCCGGGGGTGCGATGGGTATTAAGAGTATTGGTACATTAGATATTCATTCAACAGCACAGCTTGGAATTGGTGCTACTCTCTTACTCAATATGGATGGTCAGCTAGTCAATATCGGTAACGGCACAGCATCTGCAACAGCGGGCCTAGCAACTGGTTC